GATCGTTGGCAAAGGAAGCGGAATTGTCTGAATCAGCCATTACAAGATTTTTACAGAAAAAGTCTATGCCGACATTACGAGCAGTTATTAATTTATCTTTGTCGCTCAGTTGTGATGTGGACGATCTGATTCCAACATATGATTATATCAAGTAGAAAGGAGACGAGTAAATGTTATTATTTGAGTTTGCCGTAAAGTGCGTGGTGTTACTTCTTTGTGTTTATCCAATAGTGGATAGAATCTGTAGATGTAAGGAGCAGAAATATGTAAGTGATATTGTTAAGAAATTTACTGATGATAACAAACAGTAAATTTATATTAAAGAGAGGCGTTGGTTTTTACTGACGCTTTTCTTTTTGCAATGAAGGGAGAACAGAAATTATGAGTTATAAAACAAAACGAGATGGAGTGCGAGTGAGGATTGTAGAAACTGGTGAAGAGTTCAATTCTATTCGAGCATGCGCATTCAGATTGGGCGTTGATGTTACTTGGCTTGGAAAAGTCACAAGAGGAAACAATGGATTATGTACTTGTAAAGGTTATCACATTATTCGTGTAGAAGATCCCCGAGCAAATTATGATATTTCGAGAAAAGAATATCGTGGAAGAAAAGGACGAGCTGTTCGGATAGTCGAAACCGGAGAAACATTTAATTCCATATCCGAATGTGCAGATGCAATTGGTGGTAGCGCTGGAAGTATTTGTGAAATATTGAGAGGTCACAATAGAAGAGCAACGCACATGGGTTACCACTTTGAATATGTAAAATGATTCAGTGCGAATAAAACATACCCCGCGGAAATATCATGCCCTTTTATGAGAGGAAAGTGTGATATTCTGTATTTCACAACATTTCCTCTTACCTTTGACTTTGGAACGTACTCCGGTGTCCTTCGGACCCGGGGTCATTTATATTTAAGGAGGGGTTAAAGTGAAAGAGAATAAGTTTCAGGCAGGATTAAAAAAGAAACTTAAAACGATGTTTCCCGGATGTATAGTAACCAAACTCGATTCGAGTGATATTCAAGGCATTCCAGATTTACTTGTCTTATATAAAGATAAGTGGGCTGCCTTAGAAGTCAAGAAAGAGGCGAAAGCTTCTCATAGACCGAATCAAGATTACTATGTTGAGAAAATGAATGAGATGTCATTTTCCAGATTTATATTTCCAGAAAATGAGGAGGACGTATTAAATGAACTTCGTGAAACATTCAAATCTTGAGGGGCTTCATGCACCATTCAGTGCTAGTCAGTCGGCATGGCTTAGATATGACACTGAAAAAGCACTAACCGTATATGATAATATGCGGGCAAAAGAAAGAGGGACAAAGCTTCATGATTGGGCAAAGAGAACTATCGACTTAGGAATCAAACAGCCCAGATCAAATAAAACCTTGTATGCATATGTCAATGATGCTATTGGTTTTAAAATGAGTACCGAAGTGGTGTTATATTACTCACCATATTTCTTTGGTACAGCTGATGCTATATCATTTAGAAATAATAAATTAAGAATACATGATCTTAAGACTGGAAAATCTGGTCACATGGAGCAGCTTGAAGTATACGCTGCTCTTTTTTGTTTGGAATACAAAATCAAACCAGGAGATATACAGATGGAGTTACGCTTATATAAGGACAATGAAGTAATTGTTCATGAGCCAACTGCTGAAGATATTTTACCAATCATGGACAAGATCACGTCTCTTAACAAAGCATTAGAAAACTTTGACGACAGGGAGGTGTAGATATTGAATCCTATTGCAGAAGAAATTGAATCATATCAGGGATGTGGCTCGATGACAACGAACGAATTCCTTGAGCATTATGGAATGCCTAGAAGATCAGGTAGATATCCATGGGGTTCTGGTGAGGATCCATATCAGCATGAGAGAGACTTCCTTAGTCGAGTTGAAGAATTAAAAGCGACTGGTTGGACAGAAACTCCGGAGAATATTAAAGAGACATTCGGATTGACGACAACACAGTATCGTACTGAGAAAGCTCTGGCTAAAGATGAACGAAGAATGTATGACGTAGCAAGGGCAAAGTCACTCAGAGATGATGGTCTTGGAGCAACAGAGATTGGACGTAAGATGGGTATCAATGAATCGACAGTCAGATCGTTACTTAATCCACATTCTGAACAGCGTATGGAGCAGGCGAGAAACACTGCAAAATATTTGAAAGAACAAGTGGATAAGAAGGAAATGGTTGAGGTTGGTACAGGTGTAGAGCGAGAGCTGAATATTTCAAAGGAGAAATTAGATCAAGCTCTCTATCTGTTGCAGAGAGATGGGTATAACGTTTACAAAGGTGGAATACCACAGGCAACCAACCCAGGGCAACAAACAAATCAGCGAGTATTATGCAAGCCTGGAATTGAGCATAAAGAAATATATGATTTCAATAGAGTACAATCCTTGAAAGATTACATTTCGAGAGATGGCGGTGATACTTTTGAAAAGAAGTTCCATTATCCAGAGAGCATGGATTCAAGGCGATTGATGATCCGCTATAAAGAGGATGGCGGAATTGAAAAGGATGGAGTAGTAGAGCTTCGTCCTGGTGTTGCTGACTTATCGCTTGGCGAATCTCGTTATTCTCAGGTTCGTATTATGGTTGACGGTAAGAAATACATAAAAGGTATGGCTGTTTATGGAGATCCAAAAGATTTTCCCGATGGTATTGATGCCATCTTCAATACAAACAAATCTAAGTCAGTAGCAAAGATGGATGTGTTGAAAGACATCAAGAATGATCCAGACAATCCTTTTGGTTCACTCATCAAAGATGCTGATCAAGGAGGTCAGTATTGGTATGATGATCCAAAGACTGGTAAAAAGAAACTTGGATTGATCAATAAAAGATCCGATGAGGGTGATTGGACTGAATGGAAAGACACGTTACCATCTCAGTTCTTGGCAAAGCAGTCATTGAGAATGGCGGGCAAACAGCTGGATTTAGCCAAGGCAGACAGAAGAGATGAGTTTGAAGAGATTAAATCGATCACGAACCCTGTGATTAAAAAACATTTCTTAGAGAAATTTGCTGATAGTTGTGATTCAGCATCAGTTCATTTGAAAGCGGCAGCGTTACCGGGGCAGAAATACCATGTAATACTCCCTATCAATTCTTTAAAGGAGAACGAAGTGTATGCTCCTGGATATACGCCAGGAACTAAGTTAGCATTGATTCGTTATCCGCATGGTGGAACGTTTGAAATTCCAATACTTACTGTTACTGATAAAAATCCAGAAGGTAGAAGAATAATCGGAACCGAATCTATTGACGCAGTCGGTATTAATCACACGGTTGCTGAGCGTTTATCAGGAGCTGATTTTGATGGTGATACTGTTATGTGTATTCCAACACACGACAAAGCAGGAAGGGTTAAGATCGCCTCAACGCCTCCATTAAAAGGTCTTGAGGGATTCGATCCAAAAATGTCATACCCAGAACGTCCCGGTATGAAATATATGAAAGACCCAAAGACTGGTAAAGACAATACTCAGAATGAAATGGGGAGAATTTCAAACCTTATCAGTGATATGACCTTAGCAGGAGCACCACCAGAAGAAATGGCTAGAGCAGTAAGACATTCTATGGTAGTTATTGATGCTGGAAAACATAAGCTGGACTACAAGCAAAGTGAGATTGATAACAACATTAAAGCATTGAGAAAAGAGTATCAGGTTAAGACGGATAAGGATGGAAACATTACTGGCTATGGTGGCGCCGCTACTATCATTTCAAGAAGTAAGGGCGAATCTACAATAAACAAACGCCAAGGTACGCCCAAGATTAATCTTAAGGGTAAAGAATGGTATGACCCAAGCAGACCTGAAGGTGCACTTATCTATAAAGATGCAGATAACCTATACTACCCAGATCGTAAGCAAGAGAAAGGTATCGTGGAGTTACGTACCGTGGATGGTAAAAAAGTAACCTACTCCTATGCCGATAAGGATGCGGTAGATAGGTATGCCCCAGTAGAGAGGAGAGACCCTGCTACCGGAAAAGTCACATTCACTAATAAAGATGGAAGCATAGAGTATCGAACCAAGGTTCATACACAGAAGAGTACCAATATGGCTGATACTGATGATGCATACACTCTAGTATCAAAGGCTAGACACCCTATGGAACTTCTATATGCCGATTATGCCAATGATATGAAAGCATTAGCGAATCAGGCACGTGTTGAACTAGCCAATACAAGTAAGGTGGCATATAACCGAAATGCCAACACAATGTATAAAGCAGAGGTTAAGTCGTTGGATGAGAAACTTAATAATGCATTATTAAATGCTCCTAGAGAGCGTGCCGCACAACGAATGGCTAATGCTGAAGTACAAAAGAAACAATTGGACAATCCTGATTGGAAGTCTGCTGATGTTAAGAAAGCGAGTCAGCAAGCATTAACAAAGTTTCGACAAGAAGTTGGCTCTGTCTCGAGAAGAGCTCGAAACATACAGATTACAGACAATGAATGGAAAGCTATTCAAGCTGGAGCAATCAGTGAAAGTAAATTAAAGAAGATTCTTAATAATGCAGACATTGATGAATTGAGACAACGTGCCACACCAAGACAGACAAAAGCTATGACCGAATCTCAAATCAATCGTGCAAAAGCAATGTCTTCTTCGAACTTCACATTAAAACAGATCGCAGATGCTTTAGGCGTCTCAACATCAACAGTTTCAAAGTATTTGAAAGGAGCGTGAATTAAATGAATTATCAATCTTTATTGACAACAACAGATAATCCATTCGATCCATTCGAGCAGTTCACGCAATGGCAATTGTTTGATGCTCAAAAAGGAAGAGATACGTGTGGTTATTTGATGCGAATTGCCAAAATTTCAGATGATATGTCTGAAGTTGAGTGCGATAAAGAAATAAATCGAGCAATTGATGAAATTATTGCAGAAAATCCTTTAGGAATTTACACAAAAGTTACAAAAGAGCTTGTTTTGGGCTAGATATGTGGTGGAAAAAGCATAGAGGGGGGTCTGAAAAAATGCACCCCCTCCCTGCATCGCCGCCCTCTTTGAAAATTCCCCGGGGGATTTTTTATATTTGAGTTTCATGATACTTATAAGGGCTTATGATATGGTCTAGTGCACATCTCAATGGACCTGCCACCTATTGAGAGTTTGTTAGTTTCTCCTTTCTGTTTTGTGCATCCCTCCGCCATATCATAAGTCTTTATAAGTGTTATGAAACAGTATGGAAACTATAAGAAAGGAGATCAGAAACATGGCAAAAGTGAAGCAAACCTCAACCAAAGACACAAAAAAGAGTCTCAGACCAGCTTTAATGCCAGAGGCAAGAGAAAACAGAGCTATTGCTTTGGCTATGGATTTGGTCGAGCAGCGGTTGATGGATGGAACGGCATCATCACAGGAAACAACTCATTTTTTGAAGCTTGGTTCTGTAAAGAATAAACTCGAGATAGAGAAACTTAAAGCTGAGAATGATCTCATCCACGCAAAAGCAGAAATGGTACGGGCTCAGAAGAATAATGAGGAGATGTTTAAGGATGCTATTGCAGCAATGAAGGAGTATAGTGGCAATGGAACTACGGAGGATGATATAGAAGATGAATATTAAAAGATATTCAGAACTTATAAAATTTCTAACATTCGAAGAAAGATACGACTATCTGAAATTGAATGGTCGAGTCGGCGAAGACACTTTTGGTTTTGATAGGTATCTGAATCAAGTTTTTTATCGATCAAAAGAATGGCGATCAGTGAGAGATTTTGTTATAGCAAGAGATAACGGATGCGATTTGGCAATTGATGGTCGAGAGATATTTGATAAAATTCTAATACATCATATGAATCCGATTACTAAGGATGATGTGCTAAAAAGGCGAGATTATATTTTGAATCCCGAGTATCTGATAACAGTCACAAAGCGTACTCATGATGCAATACATTATGGCGATAAAGAATTGTTATTAAGCACATCACCAATTACAAGAACTAAGAATGACACATGTCCATGGAGACATTAAAGTGAGAAGCCTGACGATAGGCTTCTTTTTTATTTGAGAGGAGGTATGCAAATGAGCGAAGTCACAAATGCGAACGACAGCATTCTTACATCAATCAAGAAGATTCTTGGAATACCAGAAGAGCATGAACACTTTGATGCAGATATCATTATGCATATCAACACAGTTTTTATGATTCTCAATCAGCTTGGCGTCGGACCTGCTTCAGGTTTTAAGATTCTGGATAAAACTACGATGTGGGACGACTATTTGAAAAATGATAGTCAGTTAGAAGCTGTGAAATCTTATATGGGTTATAAAGTTCGATTGATGTTTGACCCTCCATCAAGTTCAGCCATCACAGAGTCAATTAATCATGTTGTTAGTGAGCTTGAATGGCGAATACTTGTGATGGTCGAAAGTAAAAATTCTCGAGAGGAGGAATCATGATGTACGAATATGTATTATGCCATCATGGTGTTCTTGGTATGAAATGGGGTGTCCGTAGATACCAGAATACTGATGGAAGTCTTACGTATGCTGGAAAGAAACGAGCATTGAAAATCCAGGACAAATATACAAATTTCACAGAGAATCAAAAGTATCGAAAGAAGAACGGCGACTATACATATGCCGGACGTAAGAAGGCTCTGAAGATGCGAGAGAAGTATTCAGCGGTTACTGGTGGAAAGAAATTAACTCGGTTTGTACCGTCCGGAAAGGCAGTGACGAATAAACCAAAAACATTAGGGGATTTATCGGACGAAGAATTAAATAAAAAAGTTCAACGCCTGAGATCAGAACGAGATTATTTGGATTTGAATAGACAGATATCATCGTTAACTCCTAAACATATATCTGCCGGAAAGAAATTTGTAGATGCGATCAAATCATCAGCAGTATCAGTGTTAAAGGATAAAGGCACAAAACTTGCTGGAGATTATCTGGATAAGCAGGTTAGAACGAAGTTGGGTATGAATGATGCAGACAACAAAAAAAAGAAATCTGAAAAATTACAGCAGGAAATGCTCGACGCTAGAAATCGATATAACATCGAAAACTTCAACAGAATGTATAAAGATTTAAAGAATAAAAAATAGGAGTGATTTTATATGGCATTATCGAACACCGCCACCCCACGATACTACGGCGAGTTTCGAGATGCCGTACTTCGAGGTGAAATTCCGGTAAATGAAAAAATCGAGATGGAAATGAATCGAATAGATGCCCTAATACAGAATCCAGGTGTCTACTACGATGATAAGGCAATAGATGGATTTATTGCTTATTGTGAAAAAGAATTGGTTCTAACTAATGGTGATGATCTACATTTATTGGATTCATTCAAACTGTGGGCTGAGCAGATTTTTGGATGGTATTACTTTGTTGAGAGGAGTGTGTACGTCCCGTCAAAAGATGGGCACGGAGGGCATTATGCGAGAAAACGAATTAAGAAACGGCTCATAAATAAGCAGTATCTGATCGTTGCGAGAGGCGCAGCAAAATCTATGTATGCTTCTTGTATTCAAAACTATTTCTTGAATGTCGATACATCCACAACACATCAGGTCACAACAGCTCCAACAATGCCACAAGCAGAAGAGGTTATGTCGCCAATCAAGACTGCCATAACCAGGGCAAGAGGACCGTTGTATCAGTTTCTTACTTATGGATCATTGCAGAATACAACCGGATCGAGAGCTGACAGAGTGAAACTTGCCAGCACAAAGAAGGGAATTCAGAATTTCTTGACGGGGTCACTGCTGGAAGTAAGACCAATGTCGATTGACAAGCTTCAGGGATTACGAGTGAAGATAGCTACAGTAGATGAATGGTTATCTGGAGATGTCCGGGAGGATGTAATTGGTGCATTAGAACAGGGCGCAGCCAAGGAACAGGGCGGAGGAATGAACGATGACTACCTTATCGTAGCGATTTCCTCTGAAGGAACTGTCCGTAATGGTTCGGGAGATACAATCAAAATGGAATTGATGAGCATATTAAAGGGCGAGTACAATGCTCCGCACACATCGATATGGTGGTACGCCCTTGATTCTGTTGATGAGGTATCAGAACCAGATTTATGGATAAAAGCAAATCCCAATCTTGGTAAGACTGTAAGTTATGAAACGTATCAGTTGGATGTTGAGAGAGCCGAGAAGAATCCGGCTGTTCGGAATGATATTTTAGCAAAGAGATTCGGAATTCCGATGGAGGGTTATACATATTATTTTACATATGAAGAAACTCTTCCGCATAGAAAAAAAGAGTATTGGCAAATGCCATGTGCGATGGGCGCTGATCTTTCTCAAGGCGATGATTTCTGTTCTTTCGTATTTCTATTTCCATTATCCAATGGAGAATTCGGTGTGAAAACAAGAAACTACATAACTGAGCTTACTTTGAATAAGCTGCCTTCAGCCATGAGATTCAAATACGAAGAGTTCATGAATGAAGGAAGTCTTATTGTCATGGATGGAAATATTCTCGATATGATGCAGGTATTCGACGATTTGGATGAATACATTTTATCTATTGGATATGATGTTCGGTGTTTCGGATATGATCCGTATAACGCCAAAGAATTCGTAGAAAGATGGGCGAGAGAAAATGGTCCGTTTGGCATTGAGAAAGTAATACAGGGAACGAAGACCGAATCAGTTCCATTGGGTGAATTAAAGAAGTTATCAGAAGAGAGAATGCTGCTGTTTGATGAGAAGCTTATGACCTTTGCGATGGGAAACTGTATCGTTATGGAAGATACAAATGGAAATCGTAAACTTCTAAAGAAAAGACATGATGCAAAGATCGATGCTGTAGCGGCTATGATGGATGCCTTCGTTGCATTCAAGTTAAATCGAGAAGCATTTGAGTAAGAATCTTACATTATAAAAGGCGGGTGTAAAAAGTTTGAAACAATATGGTTTATCAATTAAAAGACAAGTCATAATTCCAGATGATGAATTATACCATTGGAAGTACATTAAAAGAAAAAGGGTTAATGGAAAATGGCGGTACTACTATGATATAAAAGATGCTCTTGGGTATGACGAAAGAGATGGCTATAAAAAAGCAAAGAAGGATTTAGATGCTGCATATGTGAAGACATTAAATGCAAATTCGTTAAATAACAATTATCAGTCATCGTTATTTGCTAAATATAGGCACCTTCGAGATCCTGAAGGAAACATTCTACCGGCACTTCGATCAGAATACAAAAAAGATCATGCAAGATTAAAAAACATAAATGATAATATTTTAAAAGCAAATTCTGATTACAGAAAAGCTGGTGAGAAGTATGCGAAAGCAGAAAAAGCTTATTTTAAGACCCCATTAGGAAAATTAGAAATTACAAAAAAGAAAATTGAAAAAGCCAAAAGCTGGTTAAAAAAATTTCTAAAATATTAAAGGAAGACAGAATATGATTCTAATAAATAAAGGAGGTCAAAATGGAATTAAATATTGGATCTAGGCTTAAAAGAGCCTGGAATGCGTTTACTAACCGGGATCCTACAGGTGGATATAAATCTGTCGGACCCGGTTATTCTTTATCTCCGAGTAGACCAAGACTATCTAGAGGTAACGAAAAATCCATAGTCAATGCTGTATTAACACGTATTGCGATGGATGCGGCGGCCATAGACATTAAGCATTGTCGATTAGATAAGAATGGACGTTATTTGGAAGACATTGATTCTCCGCTCAACGATTGTTTCAACTTGTCGGCGAATATCGATCAGACAGGTAGAGCATTTAAACTGGATGCATATCTGTCATTGCTTGATGAGGGTTGTATTGCTCTCGTTCCGATAGACACGACAGATAATCCGGATGATACGAATTCCTATGACATTAACTCGATGCGTGTATGTAAGATTCTCGACTGGTATCCAAGGCATGTTCGAGTTCTTGCTTATAATGATCGAACTGGTGAAAAAGAAGAATTGGTGATGCCGAAGAGCCAAGTGGCTATTATCGAGAATCCGGCATATTCAGTTATGAATGAACCTAACTCAACTATGCAGCGACTGAAGAAGAAACTTAGTTTGTTGGATGCTACTGACGAACAGTCTGCTTCCGGAAAATTAGATTTGATTATTCAGTTGCCATACGCGGTAAAAGGTGAACTTCGTCGCCAACAGGCGGAAGAGCGAAGGAAAGACATTGAAGATCAATTGATGAATGGCAAGTATGGAATTGCCTGGACTGATGGTACTGAGAAAATCACCCAGCTTAATCGATCGGTTGAGAACAATCTTATGAAACAGATTGAGTATCTTACCAACCTGTTCTATAGCCAGCTGGGTGTTACTCAGAGTGTTATGGATGGCACCGCTGATGAAAAGACGATGCTTAATTACAATAACAGAACAATCGAGCCTTTGGTGGCTGCGGTTGTTGATGAAGTGAAACGAAAGTTTCTTACGAAGACTGCCAGAACAAAAGGGCAGTCTATTTCTTATTTCACAGACCCATTCAAACTGGTTCCAGTTGATAACATCGCTGAAATAGCAGACAAGTTCACAAGAAATGAAATTATGACTTCGAATGAAATCAGACAGATTATCGGAATGAAACCATCGGATGATCCGAAGGCTGATCAGCTTATAAACAGCAATATCAGCCAACCAAACCAGGGAGAAGAGTTGGCGGTGGATGATACAGAAAATGAAGAAAGGAGTGAGAGTCAAAATGGGTATTAATTGCGACTTTAGTGGATGGGCTACCAGAAACGATTTGTTATGCGGCGACGGTAGAACTATTCGAAAAGACGCCTTTGCACAGAACGATGGGTGTCAGGTTCCTCTTGTTTGGAACCACAAACATGATGATGTGAATGCCGTGCTTGGACATGCTGTTCTGGAGAATCGACCAGAGGGTGTCTATGCGTATGGAGTGTTCAACGACAGTCCACAGGGACAGAAAGCGAAGGATCTTGTACAGAATGGCGATGTTCGATCTTTGTCCATTTGGGCAAACGAACTGAAACAGATTGGAGGAGATGTGATTCACGGAAATATTCGTGAACTCAGTCTTGTATTAGCAGGTGCTAATCCAGGAGCATACGTAGATTTCGTAATGGCGCACAGCACTGAGGAAGAAGACAGTTTATATGCTTCATGGGATGAAAATATTATGCTTCATCACTCTGCTGATGGAGAGAAAGGAGATTCAAAAATGGAAGGTGACAATAAGCCAGAAGAGAAGAAAAACGAAGGTGACAATAAGCCAGAAGAGAAGAAAGAGAAGACGATTCAGGATGTAATCGACACCATGAATGAGGAACAGCAGGAAGTGTTCTATGGCGTGCTTGCACAGGCAATTGAAGAAAAGGAAGAAAAAGATAATAGTGAAGGAGGAGATAACTCTATGAAACATAATTTATTTGACAAGAATAATGAAACTGCTCAGCAGAATGTACTTAGCCATTCAGATGAGATGGCGATCGTCGCACTCGCAAAGCAGAGCGGTGTCGGTAGCCTTCAGCAGGCTATGGCGATTTACGCAGAAGAGAATAAGGATACTTTGTCACACGGTATCTTTGATGACAGCGTTGAGGAGCTTTTCCCAGAGTATGAGCTTCTCAAGAAGGGCGAACCTGAAACACTTGAGAGAGATCAGAGCTGGATTGGATCTGTAATTTCTAAGATTCATAAGAGCCCGATCAGCCGTATTCGTACAAGACAGGCGGACGCTCGTATTGCAGAGCTTAGAGCTAGCGGTTATCAGAAGAAGGGAAATTACAAGCATGAGTCAGAGCAGATCAAGCTGCTTAGTCGTACAACAGACCCACAGACAATCTACATCAAGGATACAATGCATCGAGACGATATTGTTGACATTACAGACTTTGATGTTGTAGCTTATCAGTGGAACATGATGCGTCATGTACTTGATGAGGAAATGGCTATGGCCGCTCTTGTTGGTGATGGTCGTGATGATGGTGATCCGGATAAGATCCACGAAGATCATATTCGTTCAGTATGGCATGACGATGAGCTTTATACAATCCATCAGGTTGTGGATTTCGAAGCCGCAAAGACAAAGCTTCAGGGCACAAATACAGGAGCTAACTTCAGTGAGAACTATATCAAAGCAGAGGCTATGATTGAGTCAGCTTTGTATTCTCGTGAGAAGTTCAAGGGTTCTGGAACACCAGATTTGTACTGCACACCACATCTTCTTAATGTAATGCTTCTTGCTCGTGACCTTAATGGTCGTCGTATCTATGATTCCAAGGCAGATCTTGCCAAGGCGCTCAATGTAAATGAAATTCATACTGTTGAGCAGTTCGAGGGACTTGAGAGAACAGCAGATGATGGTAAGAGAAAGCTTCTTGGTTTGTTTGTCAACATGGCTGATTATCAGTTTGGTGCTACTAAGGGCGGTGAAGTTACAAGATTCTCAGATTTCGATATCGACTTCAACCAGTACAAGTACATGCTGGAGACAAGACTTTCTGGAGCACTTACAAAGGTTTACTCTGCGATCGCTCTTGAAGAGAAGGTTTCGTAGTTGTGCAATTATATAAGGAGGAACATGAATTATGGAAAAGATCATGGAAAATTCTAGCGACTTACATGTAGTAGCAAGAAAGGTATACGCAAAGCCTAGCGACGCTTATGCTTATTCTGATTCAGACTACAAGACAAAGATCTCAGCAGATGAGTTGTATGACGCATTTGTTAAGGGGATGATCGTCATCGATGCTGGAGTAGAGTACAAGCCGATTAGTGTTAAGGTTGCTTCTAAGGTAGCAACTGTGTCATACGTTAAGGCTGGCTCTACAAATCCGGAGATTGCAACTGTTAAGTCTGAGTAGTTAAGGAGGAAAATTCAAAATGGGTAAATGGTATGGAAATGTCGGTTTTGCACATACAACCGAAAATAATCCTGGTGAATGGGATTCCGAGATTATCGAGAAATCATATTTCGGAGATATTATGGGCAATCGATGGAAACGCCAGAATTCCGGTGGAATAAATGACGATGTCAATATTTCCAACATTATCAGTATTGTTGCTGATTCGTTTGCCAATGAGAATTGCTCCGAAATTGTGTATGCAGAATTCTTGGGTATAAAGTGGAAGGTTACAGATATCGAGCCACAATATCCAAGATTACTGCTCACATTAGGGGGTGTGTATAATGGCGAGTAGGGTTGATTTACAGGCTAAACTGGAGGAAATCCTTGGGCGTAGAAACGTATATTATAAAGCCCCTGAAAATATTAAGATGAGCTATCCAGCAATAATATATTCTCTTAATAATATAGAGGATAGAAACGCAAACAATAGTTCATACATAAGAAATAGAAGTTATAGTGTTACGGTGATATCAAAGCAATCAGATCCGGAAGTGGTAAATCGATTGTTGGACCTTCCATATTGTTCTTTTGATAGATCATACGTATCAGATAATTTGAATCATTACGTATTCACTTTGTATTGGTAAGTAAGAGCCCATAATACGGGCTCTTTTTTATTACCTAAATCATGAAAAGGAGGACAGATATATGTCTAAGATTAAATGGGATGAAACCGGAGAGCATTTGTTCGAAACCGGTGTAGAAAATGGAGCGTTGTTTGTACAGGACAATAACGGAACTTATGGAAAAGGTGTGCCTTGGAATGGACTTACGAGCGTAAGTGAGAGTCCGGAAGGTGGAGAAGTCACAACGTTGTATGCAGACGATGTAGCATACTTGGATCTTATCTCAGTAGAGAAGTATAAATACACAATCGAAGCATATTCATCACCTGTTGAGTTTGATGCTTGTGATGGAACAGCAAGTATTGCTAAGGGCGTTACGATTGGTCAGCAGTCACGTAAGAAGTTTGGATTCGTATACAAGTCACGTATCGGCAATGATATTGAAGGCTCTGATTTCGGATACAAGCTGCATATTGTGTATAATAGCTTGGCTTCTCCATCTGAGCGGTCACATGCAACCATTAATGATAGCCCAGAGGCAGAGACGATGTCTTGGTCGGCTAGTTCTACAGCAGTAAATGTTGCAGGTCATAAGCCAACTTCTACTGTAGTAATCAATAGCACAACAGCAGACCCTGCTAAGCTGGCTGTTCTTGAGAATATTCTGTATGGAACAGATCACGAGCTCACAAAGACTGAGCCTAAGAATTGGTCAACGGATTATAAGAAGTATTATACGAAGTCCGGAGATAAGTTCGAAGCGGTTACTGGTGAATCAGCGCCAACTTGGGAAGAGAACAAGTATTATGATGAGGCAACAGAGCCAAGATTGCCATTCCCTGATGAAATCATGGAAATCATGGGACAGGAGTAGAATATCAACTATGAGACCTCACAAAAATCGTGGGGTCTCTTTTTATAAAAAGGAGGAAATTTATGTTAAAGAAGACAATAACATATACAGATTTTAATGGCACAGAAAGAACAGAGGATTATTACTTCAATCTGAGTAAAGCAGAATTATTGGAGATGGAAGTTGGTACCACTGGCGGTTATGCCGAAAAGGTGCAGGCAATCATCGACGCAAAGGATTCACCTGACATCATGAAGATCTTCAAGGAGTTGCTGCTCAAGGCATACGGCGAGAAGTCAGCAGATGGAAAGCGGTTTATTAAGATTGACGACAATGGACGTCCATTAGCAATCGCGTTCGAGCAGACACCGGCATATTCCGAGATTTTCATGGAGCTTGCAACAGATGCAGACGCTGGTTCCGCGTTTATTAATGGTATCCTTCCGGCTGATTTGATTAAAGAAGCAAACAAGGCGGCGTTACCGAAGGTCGTAAAATAATATATCAAAATGGAGATGAATGAGAATGCTTTCAATTACGATACCCGGGAGAGAGTGGTTTGATGAAGAAAAGAATGAGTTTGTGACCACGACGAGTATGACTATTCAAATGGAGCATTCTCTTCTTTCTCTTCATGAATGGGAAAAGAAATGGAAAAAACCATTTTTCTCCGATAAAGAAAAAACAACAGAAGAAGTGCTGGATTATTTTAGATGTATGACGCTTACCCCGGATGTTGATGATGATATTTTTCGTGGACTTACGAATGAAAACATAGAGACAATCAGGAATTATATTAATGATTCGATGACTGCTACTACGTTTTCTGATAGAGAAAATCGTAAGTTTAATAGAGAGATAATAACCAGTGAGATTATCTATTATTGGATGATATCACTGAACATTCCTGTGGAGTTTGAACGATGGCATCTAAATAGTCTCATCACATTAATTAGAGTTTGTAATGTTAAGAATCAACCACCAAAGAAGATGAGTAAGAATGAGATTCTTGATCATTATTCGGCTCTAAATGCAAGTAGAAGAAAGAAATTTAAGTAAAACAGGAGGTACAGATATGTCAATGAACGGAATCGATATTAGTGCATGGCAGAGAGGGATTAACTTAAGTAATGTTCCATTCGACTTTGTAATTGTAAAGGCTACCGAAGGAACGAAGTATATCAATGGCGTATGTGACAGTCATTGCGAAGATGCAATTCGCCTCAGCAAGTGCTTTGGTGTATATCACTATGCAAATGGTGGAGATTACAAGCAGGAGGCAGATTTCTTCTTAGAGAAGGTAAAGAAGTATGTTGGAAAAGCATTGCTTGTTCTTGACTGGGAGAGTCAGAACAATCCACAGTTTGGTAAAACCGATCGTGACTGGGTTAAGAACTGGTGTGATTATGTGTATGCTCGGACAGGTGTTAAGCCAGTTATTTATATATCCAAGAGTTTCATGACTACATTGGATGGACTTGGGTATGAATTCTGGATCGCACAGTATGCGAATAACAAGCCTACGGGTTATCAGGAGAATCCGTGGAATGAGGGAGTATATACATGTCTCATCAGACAGTATGCATCAACGGGTCGTCTCACAGGTTATCCTGGAGACTTGGATTTGAACAAGTTTTATGGTACAGCAGTGGATTGGAATGCACGAGTATCAGTTGCCCCACCAGTTCCAACACCAGCTCCGGCGGTATCTCCTACGGGTACAACTATCGAGCTTGTGGTAGCAACATTGCAGAATAAGTATGGCGTAGGCGATGAGCGTAAGCAGAAGCTTGGAACTCGATATGACGAGGTTCAGAAATTTATTGATTATGTGGCAAATGCTTCTATCGATCAGCTGGTAGCAGAAACAAAGGCTGGCGATTACGGTAATGGCGAAACTCGCAAAATTATTCTTGGAGCATTCAATAAGTATGATGCTGTTCAGAATAAGATCAATGCTAGTTCGGCAGCTATTTACGTAGTCAAGAGTGGAGATACGCTCTCCGGCATTGCTGCGAAGTACAAAACAACATATCAGGAATTACAGAAGCTGAATGGCATTCCGGATCCAAACAAGATTTATCCGGGTCAGAAATTGAAAATTAGATAATGAAAGGGTGATGCAGGTGATCGCATTTAAGCAGAAGGGTGATTTCTCTAAATTGAATGGCTTTTTTGAGAAGATCAAGGAGGTCGTCAAAATGGGTGATCTCAACAAATATGGTCGAGCTGGTGTTGAGGCACTTGCATCTGCCACACCGAAAGAATCTGGAAAAACGGCGGATTCTTGGTATTACACAATAGAACATGAAGATGGACGAGCATCAATTAATTTTCTTAATTCGAATATTAATGATGGTGTTCCAATAGCAATCATATTACAGTACGGACATGGTACTGGAACTGGAGGCTGGGTCGAAGGAAGAGATTATATCAATCCATCGGTTCAGCCTCTTTTTGATAAGATTGCCGATGATGCTTGGAAGGAGGTTACTAGATTATGAGTAAGCAGGTTGACGAAAGAGTTGTATCGATGCAATTCGACAACAAACAGTTTGAGGCTAATGTTAAAACTTCCATGACCACTATTCAGAAACTTAAGCAGAGTTTGAATTTTAAGGATAGCGGAAAAAGTTTGGAAAATCTTAGCAAAGCTGCAAATGAAGTGAAATTCGATAAGCTTTTGTCTGGCGTTGAAACATTAGAAAAGAGATTTTCTGCAATGGGCATTGTCGGAATGAGAGTTATTGAGAATTTAACCGATTCGGCGATGCAGATGGTAACCAAAACCAAGAATCTTATAACGAGCACTATTAAACAGGGCGGTATTTCGAGAGCAACAAACATCGAAAACGCCCGTTTTCAGTTACAGGGATTATTAAAGGACGATGAAGCAGTTGCCGCTGTAATGAAAAACGTAAGTGATTCGGTGGATGGCACTGCCTATAGTTTGGATGCAGCAGCAAAAGTAGCATCTCAGTTAGCAGCTTCAGGAATGAGAGCTGGAGATGAAATGTTTTCATCTTTGAGAGCAGTTGCTGGTGTTGCTGCTATGACAAACAGTTCTTATGAAGATATTGGTAGAATCTTTACACAGGTAGCCGGTCAAGGTCGAATGATGGGTGATCAGTTGTTACAGTTATCTGGTAGAGGTATGAATGCGGCAGCCACTTTGGCAGAACAGTTAGGGAAAACAGAGCAAGAAGTTAGAGACATGGTGTCTAAAGGACAGATTTCTTTCTCAACATTTGCTTCGGCGATGGATAATGCATTTGGAGAACATGCTAAGAAGGCAAATGAGACATTGAATGGTGCGTTCTCCAATGTAAAATCAGCATTAGCCAGAATCGGTGCTGAATTCGTTGCACCACTTATTGTGCAGAATGGTCCACTTGTACAGGTTCTCAACACAATACGAGAAAAAGTAAATGACGTAAAGAGAAATATTGTTCCATTTGCAGAACTGGTCACAACCACTATTAATAAGCTGGCGACAAAGGTAAATGCGGCAATTTCAAAGCTGAATATCGACAAGATGTTTGAGAAATTCAGTTTTTTGAGTCGGGATTTTGGCGCGAGCAAGATTATTAAGCTGGTAAATGGGATCTCTAAGCCGATTGAGAAGGTCACAGATACTGTGAAAGAAACTGTCAACGCGGTAACCGATTTGGATGATATCGTAAATAAAGTTATTCGTGGTGACTTCGGAAACGGGGCGGAAAGACTTAATAAACTCACTGAGGCGGGACAGAACTATTACAAAATTCAAAATAAAGTAAATGAAGCTCTTAATAATGGGTTTAGATTTTCGGAAGATCAAATACAGGCACAGGACAAACTTCTTGGGGTTAAGGAAAATACAGTTTCAGAGACAAAGAGTGAAACGACGGAAACTGTTAAACTGACTGACGAAAAGAAGAAACTCATTAAAGAACTTGCCAGTATGAGCGATGCACAATTAAGAGCAAATGGTTACACTGAGGAACAGATCGCAGCATTCAGAGAGTTAAGAGGAGTAGCAGATAAGCTTGGTATGCCGATAGATAAGCTTATTGACAATATTGATGAGCTGAATGGTAAGTGGATTATTATGGACGCGCTGAAGAATATAGGGAATAGTATTGTTTCTATATTTAAGGCAATTGGACAGGCATGGAAAGATATTTTTCCATCGTCTTCTACTGACACAGTGTTTAATATTGTAGCAGCATTTCATAAGTTATCTGAGAGAATGAAGGTAACCGATGAAGATGCAGATAAGATAAAACGTACATTCAAAGGTCTTTTCGCAGTATTAGATCTGGTTAGTACCCTTGTTGGCGGCGGTTTAAGATTAGCATTAAAAGCTACGTCTTACATACTTAGTCTTTTCAATTTATCGTTATTAGACGTCACAGCAATACTTGGTGATGCCTTGGTTAAGTTCAGAGATTGGGTAAAAGGTAATAATTTAATCACAAGAGCGTTTGAAACTATGGCTCCATATTTGAAAGAGTTTGTATCGTTGATTGTTGAAGGAATTGTCGCAATAAAAGATTGGGTTGTCGCCAATGAAAAGATCACTCAGGGTTTCAAGAAGATTCTTTCATATCTTAGAGAAGCTGGAGCAGGATTCAAGGCGTGGATTGAAGGCGCTAGAGAAGCCGAGAACATACCAGTTTATATAATTCAGGGATTGGTAAATGGATTGAAGAATGGGATTTCAACAGTTGTGTCTATTGCAATAGAGTTGGCGAAATCGATTATTCAGACTGTTTGTGGCGTTCTTGGGATTCATTCACCATCTACCGAATTTTATGCAATTGGTTTGTACATAATTCAGGGATTGATAAATGGTCTTAAAGCAGGAGCAAAGAAAGTATGGGATACCGTCAAATCAATTGGTGAAGCTATCGTTGGTGTTGGAAAAGAGATTGATTACAAATATCTTGGCATTAGCACAACGGCATTGGGACTGTTGATAGTTCTTAACAAATTTACTAATGCTGTAACGGATATCAAGGAAAAGGTAATCGACGCAGGTCTTGGCGTTGTTAATAGCATATCTTCAATATTTGATAGTATCAGTAAATATGTCAAAGCACGAGCATTGAAACAACAGGCAAAAGCGTTGTTATTGTTAGCAGTTTCAATTGCGGCTCTTGGAGCAACGATATATTTCATTTCTCAAATAGACACAAAGAGTTTGATTAAAGGTGGAATTGCTATTGGTGTTTTAGCCGGAATGCTGATTGGTCTTACTGTGGCTATGAGTAAATTGGATAAGCTCGGTGTATTCTCCGATAAAGTTGGAGTAATGTTACTCGGAATGTCTGTCGCTTTGTTGGCAATGGGAAAAGTTGCGACTGAAATCGGAAAACTTGAGTGGGAAGAAATAGCAAAGGGAATCGTGTTTGTCGGTGCTTTGGAATTATTCATCATAAGTCTGATCGCAATATCTAAGTTTGCTGGCACTAATGCTAAAGATGCAGGGAAGATGATTTTCAAAATTGCTGGCGCACTTTTGATTATGGCTTTAGTTGCAAAATTAGCGGGTAATTTAAGAAAAGACGAACTGACACAAGGATTAAAATTCATTGCTGTGATGGGTATCTTTACAACCGCATTAGTTGCGGTGTCTTTATTTGCAGGAAAGAATGCGTCTAGGGCTGGAACTATGATTCTTAAGATTGCCGGAGCGTTACTTATTATGGTAATGGTTGCTAAAATAGCGGGAAACATGAAACCAGAAGAATTATCACAAGGATTAGAATTCATTGAGATAATGGGAATATTTACGGCTACATTAGTAGCGGTGTCTATACTTGCTGGAAAGAACGCATCTAGAGCTGGTAATATGATTCTTAAAATCGCAATTGCTTTGCAGATTATGGCTAAAGTGGTAAAAACGATTGGACAGTTAAAACCCGATGAAGTCGAGAAGGGATTAAAATTCATAAAGACTTTGGGCAAGTTTATCGTGGCATTGGTCGCAGTGTCGTTATTAGCCGGAAAGAATGCATCTAGAGCGGGCATAATGATGATTGGCGTAGCTATAGCGATGGGGGTTATGGCGCAAGTCGTCAAAATGGCTGGAAGCATTGATGAGAATACTCTTAAGCAGGGGCTCGGAGTAATGGCGGCATTTGAGACATTTATCCTCGCACTTGTCGCAGTGTCAATCTTAGCTGGTAAAAATGCGGCAAAGGCTGGTGAAATGCTGTTAAAAGTGTCAGTCTCATTATTAATTCTTACAGGCGCATTATTCTTGATTGGACAGATGGATTCGAAGAAGTTATGGAAAGCAGTTGGTGTAGTAGCAGTATTAGAGACTTTGTTTGCAGGTTTAATTGCAGTTACGAAGGTGTCTCAGAATGCAAACAAGACAATTATAGGACTTGTCGCAACACTGACATTACTTGTTTCTGGCTTGGCATTACTTACCACTCTGAATTCAGATAAGCTAATTACATCAGCGGAATCATTATCTATGGTTATGGTAGCTATGGCAGCAATGATCGCAGCAACCGGACAAATCAAGAATACCGAAGGAGCGACGAAAGTTCTTCTTCAAATTTCGTTGGTAGTTCTCATGTTGGTTGGTGTTCTTGGAATGATTCAGACACTTAATATAGAAGGAAATATGGGCGCCGTTGCTTCAATCTCCGTATTGCTGGTTTCTATGGCAGCTTCGTTAGCTCTCTTAGGAAACACGAAAAATGTATCGCTTAAAGCGGTTGGTGCTATGGCATTGATGGGATTGGTCGTTGCCGAATTGGCAGTTGTAATGAAAGCAATGGATAAACTCAACATCGATGTATCCACAAAGACCGTTGCTCAATTATCTGCTTTACTTTTTGCTATGTCTGGCGCATTAGCTATTCTGACTGTTGTAGGAATTGGTGGTGCTGCCGCATTTGTAGGAATTGGTGCGTTAGTGACGTTGATAGCCGCAGTTGGCGGATTAATGATAGCAATAGGCGCATTAAATGATGAATTTCCAGCTGTCGCTGATTTCGTACATAATAGTATCCCAATTCTTCAAGATATGGGCGAAGGTCTCGGTAATTTCATCGGCGGTTTAGTCGGTGGTGTTGTTGCTGGTGCTATTGATAGTCTTGCTGGTATAGGCACAAGTCTTAGCACATTCATGGAAAATCTCCAGCCATTTATCGAGAAGGTGTCGGCTATTGACCCAGATGCTATGGCTGGTGGGGAAGCATTAGCTAAGATGCTGCTTACTCTTACAGCGGCAGAACTTGTGAGCGGATTATCCAAATTTTTGGGAGTAAAGGATTTGGGAAATCTTGGTTCTCAGCTTTCAGATTTCGGAGATGCAATTATCGCATTTTCAGACAAGCTTAATAATGGTGATTGTATAAATGATAAAGCCGTCCAAAAAGCCGCAAAAGCAGGTGAGATGATGGCTAAGCTTCAGAGTAGCTTATATGGAACTGGTGGATTGAAACAGGACATATTTGGCGAAAAAGATCTTGGCGATTTCGGATCGCAGATGAGTAAGTTTGCCGATGGAATCATTGCATTTGCTACCAAGGTTGAGGTTGCTGACATTAATCAAGATTCTGTTGACGCAGCAGCTTATGCTGGTGAAACCATGGCTACTCTTCAGAGCAAGATCAAAAGTCAAAATGGAGCACTTCAAGATATTTTTGGTTCTCAAGATCTTGGCGATTTCGGATCGCAGATGAGTAACTTTGCAGATGGGGTTGTTAATTTTGATAAGAAACTTAAGGCTAATGATGGGATTAGTTCCGATCTTGCTGATCAGGCAGCTTATGCAGGAAACGTAATGGCAGAGTTACAAAATAATACTGGAGCTATTGGTGGTGTAGTAAAATATTTTGCTGGTGAAAAGAATCTAGGTACTTTCGGAACCCAAATTGCACTTTATGGCTCAGCTTTAGCCGCATTTTCTCAGGTATTGTCAGAAAACCCGGTAGACACAACAACAGTTTCAATAGCTAAGGACTGTGGATTATTGATGACAGAACTTCAGACGGCTTTGCCAGAGACTCATCTATTCGATGGAAAGATGGATCTGGATGATTTCGGAGCTAAGCTAATGTCATTTGGTAAATATATGGGTGTGTTTGCCAATATGACAGCTCAAATGGATGTATCAAATCTCACGACAGTTAGTATAGCGGCTAAAAGACTTGGCGAAATGACTCAGTCAATCAGCGCAGTAGATCAAACAAAGATCGACGAATTCGATTTCGAGGGTATTGGAAACAGCATAAAGACATTCTGTGATTCGTTCGACAACGTTGACGCTTCAAAGGTTGAAACAGCAATCAACTCAATCAATAAGTTGGTTAACACAATCAAGAGTATGGATGGGTTGAACACTAATGGAGTAAACACCTTTAAGGGAATTCTTAATTCACTCAGCGGTGACACAGTAAATCTTAAGGGTATTGGTAATTCATTCTCAGATGATCAGATCGCATCATTCAATTCAATTGGCTCAAGTGTTGTGAGCGCAATTGCTTCAGGTATGAAGAGCAAGTCAAGTGAATTTACGAGTATCGGACATTCAATACTCAGCAGCATCAAGAGTTCCTTGAATTATAATATTCAGCAGTTCAAAACCAGTGGAGAGACAATCATGTCGAACTTTGTTAGCGGAATAAAAGGTTCAAGAAATACGGCATCATCAGCATTTACATCAATGATGGCATTCATCACTCTGAGTCTGAAGGGTTATTATAATAACTTCTACACTATTGGAGGTTATCTTGTTACGGGATTCGCAAATGGTATATCGGCTAGTGCATATAAAGCTAAAGCAAAAGCTAAGGACATGGCCAAAGATGCGGAGAAGGCTGCACGAGAAGAATTGCAAGTTCATTCACCATCTAAGAAGTTAGACAAAGTTGGACAGTATTTCGGCATGGGATTTGCTAATGGTATTGATAAGAAATCACATCTCAGTGTTCAAGCAGCAAAGACTATGGCCGCATCAGCTATCGACAGTACAAAGCAGACAATCTCGAGATTAGGTCAGATACTTGCAATGGATGTTGATGCTCAGCCTACAATCAGACCAGTAATGGATTTGAGCGACATTAATTCTGGTGTAGCAACTATGAATGGGATGCTTGCTATGAATCCATCCGTTGGCGTAATGACAAATATTGGAGCAATTAACGCATCAATGAGAAATCGTCAAAATGGAAATGCAAATGACGTGATATCAGCCATCAATACACTTGGTAAAACACTCGGTAATACACGAGGTGATACATACATTATTGATGGCATTACGTATGATGACGGAAGCGGCATAAACGATGCAGTTCAAACACTCATTAGAGCAGCTAGAATAGAGAGGAGGATGTAAAGATGGCTAATTCGCCACGTATCACAGGTTTCGGGCCAGTTGATGCTCAAGGAAATACCTTATACGCGACATGGTCATGGAAATATGATCACATCGATCATTTTGAGGTTAGATGGGAATATAACTTGGGTATAGCAATCAATGATGAAGGAAATGCAGTTTGGATTGTTGGAAATTCTGGAACAACGACCGAGAAAACATCCACCTATAGTATACCTAGTGACGCAAGAGCGGTAAGGTTTAAGGTAAAACCAGTAGCACAAACGCATGAGGTAAACAAAGTTCAGGTTGCATATTGGAATGCTGATTGGTCTGTAGAAAAGACTTATTGGAATACGCCAGAAGAAGAAAGAATTCAGGTGCCAGATGTTCCCACAGTATCAATTGACAAGTATACGATCACAGCAAAAATTGGCGGTAAAGAATTGAATACCAATCGTGTTCAGTTTGAGCTTTGGGCACCGGGGTATTATCTTGACACATCTTACTCTCGTAAAACAGTTATGTTACTTCAAGATAATGCAGCATCTTGTACATTCAACATAGTACCGGGATATATCTATAAAGTTAGATGTAGAAGTTTGAATGGTGATTTTGCAGCAAATTCTCCAATTATAGAAGACTGGTGTAGTGATTGGTCAGACTTTTCAGAAGAAATAAAATCAGCACCAGCCGCCTCTGGTGGAATAACGACTTGCCGAGCGGAATCTGAAACTTCTGTATATCTTGTATGGTCGGCAGCCACAGGGGCAAAAACATACGAAATTGAGTACTCATCAAATAAAGATTACTTTGACAGGACAGATCAGACTACTAAACAATCTGGAATAGAAAATCCATATTATTTGGTAGTTGGTCTGGAAACAGGACAGGAGTATTTCTTTAGAGTAAGAGCCGTTAACGATCAGGGTGAATCTGCGTGGTCTGGTGTAGTGTCTGTTGTAATAGGCAAGTCACCAGCCGCGCCGACCACATGGTCATCGACTACCACTTTGATTAGCGGTGAGAAATTGATGTTATATTGGGTTCATAATTCAGCAGATTCATCAAGTCAGACGTATGCCGAACTTGAGATAATAATCAATGGGAAAAAGCAAACTCAAACAATCAAGAATGATAGATCAGACGATGATAAGGATAAGACGAGCTCTTACGAGTTAGACACGTTAAGTTTGACCGAAGGCGCTACAATACAATGGCGAGTTAGAACCGCAGGAGTCACAAATAAGTATGGCGATTGGTCAGTACAGCGAGAAATAAAAGTGTACGCTCCGCCAACATTAAAGCTGAATATATCAGATGTATATAATAATGATTTAACAGTTCTTACTTCATTTCCGTTTCATATTTCTGGTATTGCGGGACCAAATACCCAAGTTCCAACAGGATATCATGTAACCATTAAAGCTATGAGTTCTTATGAGACTATTGATAACATCGGTAATCAGAGAATCGTGAGCGCCAATCAAGAGGTATTTTCCAAATTTTATGATACCAAAACATCTCTTGACATTACGCTTTCGGCGAATGATATCGATTTGATGAATAATATTTCGTATCAAGTAGAAGTGGTGGTATCTATGAACACAGGACTTACTTGTACAGAAATCCGTACTTTTCAGGTTCATTGGTATGAGGATGAATTATCCCCTAACGCCCAAATAGCTTTTGATAATAAAACAATGTCTGTGTATATTAATCCTTATTGCGAATTATATGAGATAACTGTAAATAGAGTTAAATATTCAGAAGGAATAGGATATGAAAAGACTGAAGAAGAGGTTGAAATATACGCGGTGTTGTACACTGAGGATAAAATGCAAACTGTAACTGGTGAGGAAGTAATGAAAGTTCGTTTAACAACTGGAGAAATAGCATATGCTTGTTATTCAACGCAAAAGCAGCTTCCGTCTAGTTATACATTATCTGTATATAGACGTGAATTTGACGGTACGTTTACAGAGATAGAAACTGGACTTGATAATTCCAAAACGACATATGCAACTGACCCACATCCGTCACTGGATGTAGCAAGATATCGAATTGTGGCTATATCGAAACATACTGGTGCTGTTGGATATTCAGATTTACCTGGGTATCCAATTGGTGAAAAGGCAGTAATTATACAGTGGGATGAGCAGTGGTCTTGGTTCGATGCTGGTGATACAGGAGAATTAGCCACACCGCCTTGGTCTGGCTCTATGTTAAGGCTTCCTTATAATATAGATGTCTCCGATAAAAACAGTCCAGATAGTACACTGGTGAAGTATCAAGGACGAACCTCTCCGGTAAGTTATTACGGTACACAGATAACAGCATCATCTTCATGGAAGGTAGATATTCCTAAAACAGATAAGGAGACGTTATATGCCATAAGAAGATTATCTATATGGAAAGGAGATGTTTATGTCCGAGAACCATCTGGAACGGGATATTGGGCAAATATATCAGTATCATATAATGTGAACCACGATTCATTGGTCATTCCGGTGTCTTTTGAAATTACAAAGGTCGAAGGAGGAGTATAAATGACTAATTGGTTAGAGTCGATGACTCAGACGTTTGAGTATTATACTGTCGACCCAAATACTTGGATGGATGACGAGCGGATGCGAAACGTGACCGCGTGTACAATTACGCGAGACAGTACATCAGATACATTGGCGTCGGCTACATTTGATGTGAAAGATTTCACTGGAGAGTGCTACATTCGAGTGTACCTTATTACAATTCAAAATGGAGAAAGATCGAAGTATCCATTAGGCACATTCTTAGTGCAAACCCCTTCGTCAGATTATGACGGAAAGGTGAGCACAGTATCTATGGATGCGTATTCCCCATTATTGGAATTATCTGAGAAAAAACCAGACATAGGATATTCGTTATTTAAAAACGATAACATCATGGAAAATGCATATAGGATTGCCAGAAGCAATATGAGAGCCCCGGTTGTAAGAGTCGAAACAAACGACAAATTGACCGGGGATTTTGTTTCGTCAACCGACGATACATGGCTTGCATTTCTTTCCGATTTATTGAGCAATGCGAAATATGAACTGGAGCTTGATGAGTTGGGAAAGGTACTGTTTGCGCCAAAGCAAGAACTTGTTGCATTACAACCAGTGTGGACATACAACGACGACAACAGTTCGATTTTATACCCGGAAGTAAGTTTGAGTCATGATTTGTATGGGGTTCCAAATGTTGTAGAGGTTCTTTATTCGAGCGGTAATGGCAATTACTATTCGAGAATTGTAAATGATGATGAAAACAGCCCTACATCAACAGTAAAACGAGGACGAGAAATTGTGTATCGTGAAACTTCACCGTCTTTTGCAGGTTCTCCTTCACAGGCTCAGGTCGATGAGTATGCTGAGAAACTATTGAAAAGCTTATCTTCGGTTGAATACACAGTGAGTTATACACATGCTTACTGTCCAGTCAGAGTTGGTGACTGTGTGCGACTGAATTATTCAAGAGCTGGATTGGAAAATGTAAAAGCTAAAGTGATAAGTCAATCAATAACATGCGAGAGCGGGTGCCCGGTATCCGAAAAAGCAGTATTTACAACAAATTTATGGAGGTGATAAGTAGTGACATTGTCTAATGATTTGGCGAGTCAATTCGCAAAATTACTAAACGATGGCAACGATAAAAAGCCAAAAGAGACATCTATGTATGGAACATTTGTCGAGAGTGATAAAAAAAAATACGTGAAGTTGGATGGATCTGAGTTGCTTACTCCTGTAATACAGACTGCTGCGGCTAAGGATGGAGAGCGTGTCACGGTTACAGTAAAGAATCGTACTGCCGTTGTTACAGGAAACCTGTCGTCTCCCGCTGCTAGATCAGGAGACGTGGAAGATCTCTCAGCAAAAGTATTGTCTGTCGAAGAGCTCATGGCGAAGAAAGTATCAACTGATGAACTTGAGGCTACGATTGGTAGAATAGAAACTCTCGAAACTGACAATGCGACGATTAGAGATACTCTGACAGCTCAATCGGCAAAGATCGATGATCTCGAAACTGACAATGCGACCATTAATGGCACTCTGACTGCTCAATCAGCAAAGATTGACAATCTCGAAACAACTAAGCTTAGTGCAGAGATTGCTGAAATAACCTATGCAACAATCACGAATTTGGATGCAACAAATGTAGCGATACGTAATTTAGATGCTGATTATGGCAAGTTTAAAGATGCAACAGTTGAGTCGTTTAGGGCAACGGAAGCTGATATCGAATCGTTAAATACAACGAAATTATCGGCAGAACAAGCAGATATTCGATATGCAAATATTGATTTTTCAAATATTGGTAAGGCTGCGATCGAACAGTTCTATGCTACATCCGGCATTATTAAAGATTTGGTCATCGGAGATCAGACAGTCACGGGAGAATTGGTTGGCGTTACGATTAAGGGAGATCTGATTGAGGGTAATACGATTAAAGCCGATAAGCTGGTGGTAAAAGGGTCTGACGGACTATACTACAAGCTCAATGTATCTGCTGAGACTGTAGAAACAGAGCAGACAGATCAAAATAGCTTGAATGGAAGCATTATCACAGCAAAGTCTATAACCGCTACCAAAATTAGTGTAGAAGATTTGGTAGCTTTCGACGCAACAATTGGTGGATTTAACATCACCGATAATGCTATATATTCAGGAGTAAAAAGTTCTATCGACAACACAACAAGAGGAATCTATCAGGATAAGGATGGACAGATTGCTTTTGGTGATGGAGATTATTTCCTAAAGTATTTTAAGGATAAAGACGGAAAATATAAGCTGGCAATATCAGCAGACAACATTAAATTCAGCGCAAGTAATAAAGATCTGGACACGGTGCTTGGTTCTACAATAACCAGTGCTATCGAGGAATTCTATTTATCTAAATCACCTACGTCATTATCTGGCGGATCATGGTCAAAAACGCAGCCGACATGGACTGAAGGAAAGTATATATGGAGAAGAACTGCGGTAACGTATGGAGATGGAAGTTCTGAACATACGCCATCGCCAAATGGTGTGTGCATTACTGGTAATACCGGAGCCAAAGGAGATACTGGTGAGAAAGGTGATACAGGTAGTCAAGGGCCTCAAGGTGAGAAGGGTGATACAGGAGCAAAGGGCGACACTGGTGCAACAGGTAAAGGTGTTAAAACAACTGCGGTAACTTATCAGGCATCGTCTAGTGGTACAACAACCCCAACCGGGACGTGGAGTACGACTATTCCAACGGTATCAGCAGGACAGTATCTTTGGACAAGAACGATCATCACCTATACCGACAACACAACATCTACATCGTACAGTGTAGGACGTAATGGAACGAACGGTGTGAATGGAACCAATGGAACGAACGGCAAGGATGGAGCAGCTGGAAAAGGTATCAAATCCACGGCAATAACATACCAAGCTGGAGCATCAGGAACTACGGTTCCAACCGGGACGTGGTCTGCGTCGATACCGGCTGCGGACACATCAAAGCCATATCTTTGGACGAGGACGATTATTACCTACACTGATAATACAACATCTACATCATACAGTGTAGGTGCTACGCCAGAAGGAATGGTTCAAAAGAAAAAGATTATTTCTGAAATCAACCAGTCAGCAGAGGAGATTTCGATTAAGGCTGAAAAGATCAGTCTTGAAGGTCTTGTCACCGCCAATGAGAATTTCAAAGTGCTGGAAGATGGCTCAATAGAGGCGAAAAATGGTAAGTTTACTGGCGAGATATATGCTACGAGCGGTAAATTCGAGGGCGAAATAGTCTCATCTAAGGCGACTATTACTGGCGGAAGCGTGAATATCGCTAGCGATGGAAATAAATTAGCGTATATTGCTTTAACCTCAACGAATGTTCCCATTGGTTATGGCGATAAAATAGGAACCATAGCTACACAGATAGGTTCTGATGGAATTGCTTGTCAATCTGAAAAGTTTCGAGGAGATTTTAATGCTTTGGGCATATATCTGGCAGAGGGATATGAAAATGAAGGGTATTTTTATTCGAGTCCGAATGGAACACATGCGTCTATACTATCTGCTGACATATTATCTGTGTCGGGTAACCTCACCGTCTCAGGAACAATCAACGGAATAAGATGGAATTGGTCTGGACAAGGCGGACAGCCAAGCTGGTTGTGGGGCGGAAACGATGGTGCAAACATGTATGTATATAATCCATCGAACTTTAGCGTAAATTATGCCAAATCTGCGAATTATGCTAATAGCGCAGGAGGTATTTCGGCTCCCATATATGGATATGACAAGAATGTTAATATTACTTGTGGAGGATGGAGCACGCCAGCTAGTGTGACACTTCCTGCCGGAACATATATCGGAATGGTGTTTGCAAAGATGTATGGAACTCCTGCGTCCAGAATGGTTATGGTTTTTTCAACTAATAGTGGAGCTACTGATGCGGGGGCTTATATGTCAGATGATAATATGGATAGGGCATGCTGTAGTTCTCCGGTTGTTATAAACATCAGTGGTAACACTAATTTTTATTTGAGGGTATACAACAGTATGTCAGGAGTTAGAGCATGTCATTGCGGGTGGTACTTAGTAAAAGTTAAATAATAAAGACCTTGGAGAGGGTCTATAAACACTACTACTTTATGAAGCGAGGAGTCAAAACATTATGAAAAAATACATTACAACATTAAGCAAACTGTTTGATATTCGTCAGTTGATCGCCAATAATGGCATCTTAGATCTTGCGTTCTCGCGTAAGGCAGGACTGTCAGTTGCACGAAATATTAAGAAAATCGACAATGAACTTGCAGAGTATGACAAGTCTCGTGATGAGCTGATTCGAAAGTATTCTGATAACGGAGTTACTATGAACCGTTCGAATCCGAACTGGAACGAGTTCATCAAAGAGTTTAATGAGATCGGTTCAGTCGAAGCGTCATTGGAAATCAACATGATTACAGATGATGATCTGCCGGAGAACATTACGCCATCGGCATGCATGGCAATCGAATTCATGATCGAAGATCCAGTAGAAATTGTAGAATAGGGAGGAAGTCAAAATGGATATTAAAGATTTTGTTATTATTATACCAATCGTGGTTATTTGTTATCTTATCGGTATGGGGCTTAAAGCATGGAGCTATGTGAATGATGTATGCATCCCGGTGTTAGTCGGAGCTATTGGCGGTGCTCTTGGTGTTGTCGCAATGTTTACAATGCCGAGCTTCCCAGCAAATGACATACTTACGGCAATTGCTATTGGTATTATGAGTGGGTTAGCGTCCACAGGAAGCAATCAGATTTACAAACAGTTACAGAAGTTTTTCAAAGGGGAGTAGTCGATGATCAAATTCACAGTATCTTCAGACACGATACTCCTTATTTGCTCGTTGATAGCAGCCTTATGGGGGGTGTATAAAATCGTGAAAGAAGTAAAGAAACCAAGTAAAGATTTACAGGAGACTGTAGATAAGCATTCAAAACTTCTTGATTCGGACAATGTTCGACTCAAGGAGGTTGAAGAATCCAACAAGATGATTCTACAATGCTTATTAGTAATAATCAATCACGATATTACAGGTAACGGAATCGACAATCTCAAAGACACAAGAGATAAGCTACAGCAATATTTGATTGATAAGTAGGGAGGTCGCATCATGAATGAAATTAGTAAGAAGATTATTATGGATGAAATCAAGGGATTAATGAGTGGTATTTCAGCCATCGTTAGTTCTTCAGCAATGGTAGCAATGCCAATGGGGTATTCGAATGATTCAGCAGTAACAGTTTCAAGTGTTTCCGAAATTACTACAAAAGCAAAAAGTATTAAAGCTTACGTAGCTAAGATTGAAGAAAAGACAAAGCTCCTTGAAGAAGATTTAGCATCTGATAATACGGAAGTAGAATCCGATCAGACAAGCACCGAGGATTTAACATCTGAATCAAACAAATAACAAAGACAAAGGCTCCGTTAAATTGACAGAGCCTTTTCTTTTTGCTTTTATATCGTTGTGACAAGATGTAATTCAGAGCCGTTTATTTGTCTATTATTTGACACTAAATGACCCATAAATGGCTTAAAACCTAGCTTCTAAGTTTCTGTTGAGGAAGCAGCAAAGGCTGGAAAGTTCTAGAGACAATGAGCCGTGCATAACGGATAAAAAAATGGCTGGTTAAGCTTGCTTGAAACCAGTCATTTTTTTATCCGTTTATATAGGGCGAATGCCCGAGACCGACTCGAAGCGAAGCGCAGAGGAGGTTGCACGGCGAATGATTTCCTGTTTATTTTTTATTCTAAGTATTCTCTAAGCCATTCCACAACGTTTGCCGTGTATGTGGATTCGGTTATATCTTGTATATTATTTTCCACAAAATGTAAATCTGGGCTCGCGGGAGAGAAATTAAGCGGAAAAACCCACGACGTGGGCGTAGGCAGAGAAAAGCAAGCAAGAAAACCCAAACAGGAAATTAATATAGTAAATATCTGGAAATCAGGGTTGAAATCATATCCATGACAGAAGAAAATTACACATTGTTATTTCCATATATGTATGATAGTGTTAATATGAATGAAAGAATATTGCAACAATCCTTTGTATATTTGGGAGGAGGGGAAATATGTCATTAAAGTTAAAAGATGAGGATTCCACAAAACGCATGAAAGATATGCAGGAAGAATTAAAAGATCCTTCACTGGGGGAGTTTAGCGATTTAGAACAGGATCCATATGTCATTGAATCCAAAAGGACAACTCCAATCGATAAGCCTGTTTATCAACCGGATGGAAAGCTTTCATCTGCAATAGATAGAAATCCATATATTTTGTCAGAGGAAAAACAAGCGCGAATCTTTGGAGAAGATTTAGGTGACAAAGAAATAAGAAAAAAGTCCGTCCGTAAGGAAGTGATGATAGTTATGTTTGTCGGGCTGGCTTTGTTGTTCGCGGGACTTGCGGCATATGTACATAATGATCTGTTTTTAAGAAAAGCTGAGACCGTACCAGGTATTGTAACAGAAAAACGTATGCATAGAAATCATGCAACTTGCACCATCTTTGTGGATTATGAAGTAGATGGAAAAACATATAATGAGATATATGTGGGTGATGGACATGATATGCAGATAGGGCAGAAGGTAACGGTATATTATGATCCGGAGAAACCAACCAAAATAACGGATGGAAGGAAAATCCCGACAATGTCTGTCTATCTTGTTATAATAGGAGGGGCTTTGTTCCTGATAGGCGGCTATCTCGTATTCTGGATGAACCAGAATCCTGACAAGGGAATTGAGATTTATAACAGGATATTCAAGAAGCGTGACAAATAAACAGAATCTGTGTGTAATAGAAGAAGTTTTGTAAAACTTTAAACTATAAGTACATAGATAATTAATCGATTCCTTAATGAAAAATGCATTATTGTACAGAAAATGTACGAAAAATGCAGAAAAATGTAATAGTGATTTTCACACATACATGGTACAATATTGAATAGATGCAGGAATGTGAATTTTGCACCAAAGAAAATATGCGATCTGAGTCGCATAGCAATCAATTAACTTGTTGTTAGGGAGGGTTTTTGT